TGGGCCGACTAAACCCCCATAGGCAAGAGAAGCCCATGCCGTTGAGCCATTACCGATTTTGAACTGGCCTGCGGCTTCGCCCCCACCAGCATCAGTCTGCAAAGCGAACTCTCCTGAAGCCATCACAGGATTAGCTGCAACCCACTCAGCGTAGGTCCCTCGACGAAATTGAATTTGTAGAGCCATTTAAGTTACCCCTCCAGCATCGACAGGGGAAATCCCACCATAAGTTGAATCTGCCGCCCCACCATTCAGCAGCCCATTAGATGTTCCTTGCGGCCCAGGACCACCTGGACCACCTGGACCTCCTGGAGGCCCTGGAGGCCCGCCAGCCGGTCCAACCGGTCCTGTCGAACCAGTATTGCCTTGAGGTCCCTGATTTCCTTGAGGTCCGATGACCCCCTGAACGCCTGGAAAACCCTGAAGTCCCTGCGACCCCTGCGGCCCAACCAGATCAAAGCCAACTGGCCAAGCCCCCACAACCTTCGGACCGAAAAAATATTTAGTCGTAAGGTTAAAAAAGAAATCGCCGTTACTTCCGCTACCAGCAACAGGATCAACAGCACCTGAAAGAATAGTGTTGCCCTGGATCCCTTGACTACCTGGTGCGCCGTTCGGTCCAGCAGCTCCCTGAGCGCCAGGACCACCAGCAGCTCCAGCTCCAGCTAGTTCCTGCCAATAAGCAGTATTAGCTGGCGTCTGCCCAGTGTTACTCTGTCGAGCAACCCAAGAAGCCGAATTGTATGAAACCACATCGCCAGTAGCGTAAGCAGTACCCGAGGACCAAACGCCTTCATACGTTAAGCCACCAGCGAAACTGATTAAACGAGTTCCGCCGCCCAGCTCATTAACATACGTTGTTCCAGTCGGCATTATTCGACCTTCCCTAAACGTTCATCCAAATCTTGAACAGCTTTCACAAGCAGAGACAACATGCTTTTGTCTCGGTAAACAATCGGGTCCCCATGCTCATCGTAAAGAGTCGCATCAGGAGCTGCCTCATGCACTTCCTCAGCTATAAAGCCAAGCTCAGGGATCTGCGTCTCATAGTCAACACCAGAATTAGTGGTAACTTCTTCATTCCAATTAAAACGCCTTGGTCGTAAAGCCTTCAGCTTCGACCAAGCAGACGAGACCTCCAAATCTTCAACATCTTCCTTGAAACGAATAGAAGATGATTGAATTCCTAGCTGATTCAAACCACTGGTCGTGATCACCGCGTTCGTTCCAATAAGACTTGGCCAACCTTGTTGAGCGTGCAACGAAAGCACACCAGCAGACTGAGCAACAATCAGATGAGGAGTGTCGTTGTGAACGAATCTGAAACCAGGACCGATCCCAGTGCCACCAATATAGATGGCGTCATTCCACTCTAAATAATCCTCATTCGTTGTGTAATCGTTGCCCATATAGATTTTGGCCGAATCAAGCCGAGATTCAACTCGCAACGAACCAGAAATATCGGCGTTCCCACGAACATTCAAAGACTGCACATTTATGCGAGTTCCCGAACCCAGCTCATACTGCCCAGCCCCAGTGCCTTCAGTACGCCAAGCTTTCGTATCGTCGTTGTATGCAGTCCACCCAATGATGTCCCCATCCACATAGATCGACCCTGAATTTACAATCCTATATTCGGCCCGAACACTTCGATTCGTGCCAGCTACGCCGCCGTGACTGTTCGTATTATAAACGCTTCTTTGGCTAGGAGCAGGAGGGAAAGTGCTAGGTGTAGCCGTCTTAAACCCAACTTTTTCGTGTGTTAAAGTTTTGTCAACAAACAGAACATCGGTACTTACAGCAAGATCGCCGCTAACATTCAAAGCACCAGTAACGGTGCCTCCAGCGAGCTGCAAAACACCTGGATAAGTTGCTTCCTGACCAGCAACACCCTCCAACCATGCCTTCGTGTAGCTCCAATTCTGGTTAAAGTCATTAGCAATAATTGCGTCGCCCGCCGTAGCGCTTTTTGGATTTGCAAAAGTAACCATTTGTTATCTCAGTCTCCTCGGCAAATAAGTAAAAGCCATGGCGTTGATCTCCCATGCGTCATTGCTAGTTGGCCCTTCGATCTCTATAGAGATAGCTTTAGCTGTCCCAAGTGTCGGCAAACGCTGAATCTGAGTCACGTTTTGAGCCAATTCAGCAGCCCACAAAGAAGTATCCCAAATGCCTGTGCCCCCAACAGGAACGACATTAGGAGGCGTGCCTGTCTGAGAAGAAGCCCAAGTCGCCGACGTGTCAGTCGTAACGACACCAAACGGCATCTGTTTCGTCCAGTTCGCACGGTCATAATCTGTATAAAGATTCGCCGTTAAAGCAACAGTAGAATCCGAACTCGTAATCATTCTTGGTTTGCCCCACCGTTTACGAACAATCGGGTTTTTCCCTGTCAACCAGGTGGACGAGTACGAAGAAGAAATATGACTTACCGCCGCTGGATCGTACAAATCCGATTCCCGATCTTGCTCAAGCAAAACCACTCGGCCAGTGTTAGCTGTAGCTTTGGTTGCTCCCATCAAAGTATGCAAAGCATTAGGTGGCATAAACGTCAACAAGACGCTCACATCAATATCTGTCATCGTCCAAGCGCCACCCTGCCCCAACGATGGATCATAAATTAATGTACGGCGGCTTGGAGTACCCGCAGAATCCGACCAATCGACCGAAACATAAAGACGGTTGTTGAACCAAGCCAGTTGCGGAGGCGTCAAGAATTGAAGCCGACCATCATCAATAGCTGGCTGCAATTTCTCAAAGATCCAAACGAATTGGGAACCGTCGTAAAGCCACACGCCTTGACGGTCGTGCCAGAAATACACTCCATAAGGGGTAGAAGTTGGCGAAGATTTCGATACTGAACCAGCGTCTTGAGTTAATGAAACGAGTTGGAACGACTCAGTTCCAAAACCGTATAGCGCATGAACAGAGTTCGTTTTGAAAATTAGAAGCCGATCACCAAAAGGAACCAAAGCAGATATTTCATCGCCTCGCTCCCCAACATTGACATCGACATAATCGGTCGAAGTCCATTTTTCAGGCTCATTGGCGTTACTCCAACGTACTCGGTTCCTTAAATAGCTTCCGCCCTCAAACGTCAACCCCGCCCAAGCAAAATTTGCGTGAAAAGTTGAGTACTGACAAATAGGAAAGTTCCCAGCAGACCCATCCATATTCTGAGAAAGATTCGTTCCTGTTGTCCCATCGTAAGAAAACGAAGAAGCCGTACCCGAAACGCCATAAAACTTGTTGTTCATGGTCATGCCGTACAGCCGGTCATTATTGCCGACCGAAACACCAGCAATCTGAGCAAAATTTGTGGTTTGCGACTGCACAACAGTCGTCCCATGGCTAGCGATAACTCTCGTCGGGTTACTATCAGGGGTGAACGAGCACAACCCTGTAACGTTTTGGGTCAGAGCAGTCGTATTTCGATGCTTGACACCTCGACGCATCTTGATGCCACCTCTAGGATCAACATCAACGTTGAGCATCGAAGGAGATTCGTTGTTGGCAAGATTGAACTGGTCCGAACGCAAGTTCAGACCTCCAGAGAAATCTTGTAATGTTTGTAGCTGAAAGTTTCTAGGCATCGGCTACTCCCACGAATACCGAAGGCGACTCGGCATTCCCATGTTGCTGTTAAGTCGGTTTAGGTTCAAAGTCAACGGTTGCGGAGCTGGCGTATCAAGATGGCGAGCACGCAAAGTATCAAGCTCAGCATTGAAAATGCTAAAGTACTGAGCTGCCATAGTCGGGTCTTCTTGCTGCTCATAAGCCCTCGCAATACCGTAAGTAGCGATCACAATGTGGAACGGTTCAGGGAAATCTGAAGGCGAAACATTATCGCCAGTCCCAGCCCCAAACGCCGTAGGGTTTTTGAAACCGCGAACATAAATTTTTTGTGCTGAACTTGGAGTCGGGTAGAAACGAACACTGTCTGCCCAAAAGCTCCACCAAGCAGGCTCGCCATTACTCGCAGTGTTCTGAGGCCAATTAGCATCACCCTCATCACGGCCAATGTATTGAACTATCCGAGAAGAGCTGCGCAGCGCAGCAACCTCTCTCAACCCAACAGTTTCAGCAGCACCAACAACAGCAAGCGTGTAGTCAGATGTGCCGCCAACAGTGTCGAAATCTATAGCAACCTCGTACCAGGGCCATCTTTTTTCGCTATAAACAACTTGGTCATAGCCTTCGCCAAGAAACCTATTCAGAACGTCATTAGGGATATCGGAACTGTCGATTTCAACAACTGCTCGGATGTATGCCCTCATCGAGGATATGTCCATTGACGCTCCTAATCAGTGTGGAAAAAACACCTGTTCGTATCGCCCACAGGTGGGGCTTTACACGGCTCGCCAGCTTTAGTTTTGCTGGCACATTGACCATCGGGAGTCCACGACCCCGAATAGTCAGGCAATGCCGTAACCGAATTTTGACCTACCATCCCATGCGGCCTTAAAGCCGTAGCGGAATCATTTAAGGGTTGTCCCGAAGGTTGCGCTCTGGGACTCCAGTTCTGGTGGGTTTCCATTCAGCTCCTAAAAAATGCAGGTGAGGGACGGCCCGAAAGCCGCCCCTCACAATGCTCCTACTATCAAGTAATGGCGAGCATTACTCCTTGTCGGTTTCTAGCGGTACATGTCAATTCGCCGTAGCAAAGTATCTGCGAGTACACACTGTCAAGAGTGTGAGGACGAACGAACGGTGTGGCTTTGAACCAGGTATCAGAATGAGCTACGAGCTGCAAGTACTTTGTGTTCAGGAAGTACATTCTGCCAGTATGAACAGGGTCAAAGTGAGTTAGATCACTTAGCACACCATCAAATGTGACTGGGCAGCCCTTGAACATTAAGTTCTGGAATCCGCCGCTCGCCATATCGGTATCGGTGTAACGAACCTGGTTGGTCAGAAGACCTTCATAGGTCTCATAGTTTTTTTGAGACGTAATTATGATGGTTGGCTGATCATTACCGACCGAGCAGTCATTGTACATTGCGCTCATTTTTGCGAGCGTCAACGCACCGATACCGGCGGTTTCATTAGCTTTCCAGAATTCGTTACCTGCCACTGATGGATCAATGCCGCCAAGTTTGTTAGCTGTCAGTGCAGAACCGTTGACGATCTTTTCTAGACCGAGCCAATCTTTGCCACCGTTACCAGCGCCGCTTTTGTAAAGCATGGCATTCAGGTTGTCAGTTATGGTCTGTTGGGTCTGCCAAATTTTGCCTTCAAGAAGATCAATAATTTGTGCTTCACCATTATTTTTGCCTTCTTCAATACCAGAGATCGTTACCGTCGCCGCATATTGTTTCCATTCATACTCAGCAGCAGAGATGCCTGCTGATGGCACTACGCTGAGAGTATCGGTACCCGAATATGATCCAGCAGAAGGGTTTCCTGCATACATGATCGGTGTAATGATTTTCGCTCCGCCACTTACGCGACGAATAGTTTGCCCATTAGTAAGCGCATAGAAAAGGGGACGAGCCTTGAAAATATTGTCCTGTAATTTGGGGATATAGTTATTGAGCGTTGTACTCAGAATTTGATCGAAGTTAGTATTGCCAGCCATTTACGGCCTCCTAATTAGTTTGCGTGCTGTTTGAGTGCCATCGCAAAAGCTTCTCGAATACTCGAAGGAGTACCTTCTGAAGCAGGAATTGCTGAAGGTTGCTTTGAACCACCTGACTCAACCATCGACGCGTCTCGTTTTTTCTCAAAAACCTCAAGCTCAGATTTTAATTTCTGAGCCTCACCAGCAACATCTGAATAACGCATATGCGTCAACGCTGCTTCAAGATTTCCGATTCCATGTTTGACGGCGTGGCTGAAAAGCTCAGACTTGTCAAAGTCCCCATATTGTCCCTGCAAAGAAACGACTTGCTTTTCAATAGCTTGCTGACGAGAATCGCGATCCTGCTGCTCTAAACGAGCTTCAAGCTGCGCTATCCGCTTCGAAGTTGGATCCTCAGGATCTGCATCAATGTCATCTGAATAAAAATCTTCAGAAGAACTTTCTGCTGACCGTCTCGGGCTGCCCAAATCGACTTCGAATGTGCGAGCTAAACTTTGGATAGTAGCTGAAGGATCGTTTTCCAAAGCGGTAACAATCGACTCAGCTTGCGATAATCGTCGGCGTTCATCGGCTAAATCTTGCGTCTTTCTGGTGTAATCAGATTGACGCTGATAGCCATCACGAAGCTCATCAAGGCTGACCTGCTGCTCAGATCCATCTACTTTGATGGAATAAAGATCATCAGGTTCCGAGGTTGCTTCCTCAACAGCCGCTTCAGGAGTGTCCATAGCAATGGATTCATCTGCGACTAGTTCAATTTCTTCTTCAGGCACTAAGCCCTCCTACATAAGAGTCCAAAAAGGTTGCTCACTAGGAAGATCAAGGTGTCCCACTCAAGACGAAGGAAGAGTCATCCCCATTTGGTTCTGCAACTGCGCCAACAAACCAGGAGGAACTCCGCCCATAGCTTGATTGGCCCCCGCCTGCGGCTCTAACCCCTCAGCGGCTGCGGGATCCATCGAAGGCATACCCTGTTCTGTGCCGCTGGCGTCGGGAGCAGGCGGAGGCTCCATCAAAAATTTCTCAGGATCAGTAATGTTGAAACCTGCCTGCAAGACATAACGAGCAATCGCAGTAGGGTCAATAACCTGCCCGATCAAAGGCGCAACAGCATTCAACAACGAAATAGCTTGCTGACGGCGCATAGTGTCATTGAACGGCTGAGTCGAACCCGCCTCAACCGTAAAGTCGTACTCGCCAGTTATGTCTTCTCGGCTATAAGGAATCCAAAGAGTCTCACCATCAGATTTGCTCATCCTGGCCATAGCTTCGCCAGTCATGAACTGCTGCATCAACTGCACTACACGTCGAGCAACATTAGAAATACCAATTTCAATAATCGCAAGCTTGTCCGCCGCACGCGCATTCTGGGCATCAGCAATGATGCTGGCCTCAGTCGCCGTACGTCGAGTCTCAGGAAGTGAGCCTCGACTATATTCAGAAACACCAGAAACCTGATTTATGTCAGAAGTAATAATGTCCGAGTACGAATAGATCTCAGGAGAAACAGGGACCTGCGGCATCGGAACCACAACATCTTGAAGAGCACGATTCTCATCGACAACAGGGATCATTCTCCCATCATCCTCAGATTCTAAAGCTTCCCGCCCAGCCTGATCGAAAGAACGCTCATGGTAAAGATACTTACGAGCGTAACGCTTCCTATCGTTCATCAACTGGGTACGAGTCTTATCTAACTCCATCTGCAAAGGAGCAATAGCTTCCAAATCGCCGATTGGATAGAACTGGTCGCTTACATCATAATTTCGTAGCATTACGAACGGTGCTCTGCCATAAGGCATAGCTACAGGCTCAACCAGATACCCATCACCATTCTCAGCGAAAACAGCCATAGTCTTCGATGTCAGGTCATACCATTCCCAAACAGTACACAGTTCCTCTTCGCCCCTGTACTGATCGGCCTCTTGTCTCTGAGGAGGCCCATCCGAATACATAGAACTCGACGAATCAGGACCCACCGACTTACGAGCTGAGGCACGGTAACGCTTGTCCTCATGAACATCTTTACAAGACCGAATGATTCTTTGCGCTATCCAGTTCGCATCATCAAGACACGTAGCCTCTGGATCCACAAACATGTCGAAAGGCGAAACCCTTTCAACAAACGGCTGATCCTCAACAACACTCATTTCGGTGCTAGGCAACGCCGCTATAATGTCTTCATCAGAAGGCAAATCGCCCGCCAACTCAGGGCTTTCAACAGCGAAAGCATCAGCTTCCATCATCTGACGCTCAGCCATCTCATTAAGCTGCTGCTCATTCAGATCGGTTTCAGCTTCCTTAAACTTCCAACCGACTTTCACCCACCCATGGCCGACAATCAAAAAATCTTTGACAGCACGGCGGAACGGTGAACGAAAATCGTGATGACGCCACAAATAGTTTACGACAGCCTCAACATAAGCCGCCCTGTCCTCATCCTCAGGACTGTTGGCTTTAACCACAACCTTCGGATGGTTCACCGCCACAGATGGCGCAATAACATTAATTGTCGAAAAACTAAGATTGACTGCAATCAGATCTGTGCGACCAACAGTGCTCGAAGGCCAATGCTTGCCCCGATACAGGTCAATCATTCGCCGCCAAGTCTGGTCATAGCCTTGATCTGATCTCCAGCGACGCGCAGACTGAAGCTTTTGTCGATTCTGTCCTAAACGATCTGCCCTGGAGATACGAGCCATAAATTCACCAAGTAGCCTTCTCTGGAAGTTTTTCTATGTTTCGGCCACCAGCAGACGCCTCAGCGAAACTCTTAGCCTCACGTTCACGCTTAGTAAGTCTCTTCTCATCATCAGGAAGAACAGATCTCAACCCCTGACCGTTATTAACAGAAACAGACTTCAAACGTTTCCTACGCTCGAAAAGTTCTTGCAACTCCGAAAGAGGCACCGCCCCACGTTTTTCTAAGACGTAGGCAGTGAACTCTTCGAAAGTAACATCATCAGACATAACAGCCACTAAGGGTTGTTACCTCTAAGATTCGGTTGAGGGTCAACGTTAGGCTCAATCGCACCAGTCTGGCCGTACTGTTGACGTGGCGTTTGACGAGCAGATATCTCGCCATAACCACCGGTCATGTTGCCATACTTCGGTGAATCCTGACGAACAGTTGACTTCTGCGAACCCCCTGGAGGACCATCCCCAGGATTGGCGATAACAGAAGCGCCCCGAACCATCACATCATTTTTTCCCTGGTTTGCGCCATCAACAGATCTGCTTGCCGATGTATGCGCGACATTACGTGCCATATTTTTCTCCAAAATAGAAGATCTCTAATAGGACCCTCCAGGTGTCCCACGAATCGTTTCATGACCAATGATCAGATCATCATTAGGGTTAGGTTTCTTGTTAGCTAACGCCATCCACCAGTCAAACGTCCAATACGAATCCTCTTTGACGATGTACTCGGGAGCATGAGCGAACTTGCGCATCTGATTAGCCAAAGCCAAAGCCATAACCCTGTCGTCATAGGGAGAACCAGACATCGTTCCCCTCTCATTACGCACAAACGTCCGCAACTCCGCAATCGTATGCTTGTCATAAACCATCAGCTCCTCATTACGCAAAGCCGACGAGAGTTCATCGATCATGAGTGGTTTTGAGGTTCGGGTGGTCTTCCACCCGAACTCTTGAGACATCCGATTGTTCACCTGATTCAAAGCACGGCGACGCCACAACCTCGGATAACCCAAATGCCGCAACTCAGTAATCGTAGTCAACCCATGGTTATTAGACTCGACGCAACATAAAGCATCGTTGTAACGCAAACCTACGGCATAAACTTCTTCAGCCAAAAGATCAGGTGCTATGTGGCCATGCCAAATAGCCACCTGCTCCCCAGAGCTAACATCCAACACTTGAATAACCGAATAGTCGCCATGAGCCAAACCCTCAGCAGTATCCACCCCAGTCACATAACTCTTACTTAAAGAAGGAGGAACAAATTCTATATAAGTCACGTTCGCATCTCCACAACTCGACCTTTACGTTGCAACCAGCCCTCAATACCCCGAGTACAACGACGCTCCAACTCATCCAAAACATCTAAATCAAAAACAGGGTTACCTGACTTTATGAACGCCTCTTCAGGCGTCGTCGGATACTCCTGAGCTAGCTGCCAAGGCAGCATCGACTCAACCTTTTCCTGGTACCACGCATCCCCACGATCAGTAGCGGCAGACCAAGGAAAAAACATAGGGCTAAACTTGTTTGCCCCAGCAGTAGCACCTACCCAAAGCTGATGATAGAAATCGCCCGAACCGTTAGCAGTGCTCAAACCTATGATTCGTCCACCAACATCGGCCACCGGCTCTATCGAACTCCAAGCTTGCTCTGCGTTCGGCAAGAAAGCCCACTCATCGACCACTATCAAGGTCGCTGACTCGCCACGAGCTGGGTCGCTAGCTGAAGGCATCGACGTTATCTGTGAGCCGTTATCGAAAGCCATCCTTTGCTGATGTTCCACTAAAGATTTGGGTCCTCGGTCTTTCATCCAGTTAGGTAAGTTGGCGTGACCGTATTTGGTTTTACGCAGAAGCAATACTGCTTCACGTTCTGTCCTCGATAGGTCAATAATGTTCTGGTCGGGCTTAAAGTAAGCCAACCAGAACTGGTGTGCAGCAACCAGAGTAGACCACCCTATTTGTCGTGCTTTCAGCGTCAACGAATAACGCTCAGTTGCCCATTCAACTAAAGCGTGGGACTGAGCTTCCCTAAGTTCAAACAGGATTCTCCCATGAGCAGGATGCTGGATGTTCCAGTACTTGCGCATGAAATAAGCCTCAGAAGTGACGCATTTGCGCCACTCAACCTCACGCTTCAACTCAGACAAACGAGACAAATTGTTCACCAATCGTTACTGGCACTTTCCTAAAGCGCTCACAGACTCAGAACTCAACTACCTGCAACAGGTGGCCCAAACATCCATACAGACTGGTATCCCAGCAATCCATATGGGTGACGATCCAGAGAAAAGGTCATCAACAATCGGATGGAGTCACGACCCCCGAGCCTTACAAATCTGCACATCACTTATCTATGAAGCAAACCGAAACGCAGGCTGGTGGCTAGACCTAGAAACGCCAGAAGCAGTACAAATGACAGAATACAAAGAAAACAATGCAGGCTACGACTGGCACATCGACAGCAAAGCCGACCAGTTAAGCAGACGGCGCTGGGCAGAAACAGAACTCGACCCGATGCCACTAGACCAAACCCGCGACACATCCCTACTAGGAAAAGTTCGCAAAGTCTCACTCACATTAAACCTAAGCAGCGAACAAGACTACGAAGGTGGAGAACTCGAAATACAACTCGACGAACAAAGACACATCTTCAAAGGAGCAGCAGGCTCCGCAACAGTGTTCCCCTCATGGACCCAGCATCGTGTCGTCCCCATCACCGATGGGGTACGACACAGCGCAGTACTCTGGATGAACGGCCCGCCGCTCCGCTAAACCACTACCAACTAAACCTTTGGTTCATGATCTCTTCAACAAAACCGCGGGGGTCTTGGCTAAGAATATCTCGGAACGCATCTTTATGATGATGAATATCGTTCAACTCATGGTGAAGCTGTTCGCCATCACGATCCAGATCATCCCACTGCTGCTCAAGCTCTTCAACACGGTGAGTAAGCTCCACATAGGCCCAAGTCTCTATCGTCTCTAACCGAGTTTCAAGACCCTTAAAATCGATACCTTCCAATGCCCGCTCTATTGAATCAAGACGGTTAAGGACCACAGTAGGCTCCCCAACATCTTCCATCTCTTGCTGCAACTGCACAATATCGGTAGACAACGTATTGATCTTGTTAGAGACCGCCGC